TTAATCTGGTCTGAGGTAGAGGCTGAACAAGAGGCTCTTGCTGAACCGCCAACAGATGAAGAATTAAGGTTGCATCACCCTACGTTTAGTGTAGAATAGATTCTGTGTTAATGAGTTACACAACCCCCTAGTATTCGTGCTCGAACACGATTACTAACTCTTAGGACTCGTGCTGTAACACGATTACTAAAATATAATTTTCTATTTCATGTGTGTTACCTAGTGTTGTTTTGCCCCTTCGGGGGCTTTTTTTGGTATAATCAGAGCATGAGTATACAATCCCTATTAAGTCGTATCGGTGTCTCTGGTGTTAACAAGCCTAAGCGTACACCTAACCACGACACAAAATCCCACGTTGTTGTTGCCAAGTCTGGCGATCAAGTAAAGACTATCAGGTTTGGACAACAAGGCGTATCAGGTGCAGGGTCTAATCCTAAGTCAGAGAAACAGAAGGCTAGACGTAAATCATTCAAGGCTCGACACGCTAAGAACATCGTTAAGGGCAAAATAAGCGCGGCCTATTGGGCTAACCGCGTGAAATGGTGATCTGATGGCCGAATTATCTGAAGACACAGCGGTAACAATTCCGCTCAGGAATCTGATTGCAATGATTGCGTTTACATCAGTATCTACAATGGCGTACTTCTCTATACAAGAGCGGTTAAATACCCTTGAACATGCCTTAGACAAAACTCAGATGGACATAGAGTCTAACTCTGAGTTCCGTATTAAATGGCCCAGAGGCGAGTTAGGGGCGCTCCCTGCTGATGCGCGGCAAGATATGCTAATCGAATACACAGCGGGTCTTGTCGATAAACAAATAACTAAAAGTGAAGAACTCTTAGATGACATACATAACCTCAAGTTAAGGCTTGCCACTCTAGAAAAAGGTTTAAATCCAGAATGAGAAGGCATGCGGCATACTGGGCAAACAAAAGCAAATGGTAGTAAACGTACGTTTTAATGTACGCTACAGTATACATTGTATAGTATATGAAACATAACAGGAGAATCAAATGCCACAAGGTAAAGGTACATACGGAAGTAAAGTTGGACGACCACCCGCAAAAAAGAAAGCTACACCTAAAGCAAAACCTGCGGCTAAAAGAGCAAGAGCGATGCCTCTAAATGCTAAACAAGCTAAGGCGGCTATACAGACTCTTAGAAATGATGCAGGGGCTAAGACTTACCGTAAGAACAAAGCTAAAAAAAACAGCAAGATATAGAAAATAGTTCTTGACATTTCTTTTCAAACGTGATATAATATAACTATACTATGTATTTAGTATATTTTATTTTAAATTAATAAACTGTCCTTTAGGAGAAACAGTAATGGAAGATAAAGAACTCGAAAAATTCTATAGAGCTTTTGAAGAAATGTTTAGAACAGAAGGTTGGAAAAACTTACTGAACGATCTTTCTCAAAATGCAATGCAGATCAATTCAATAGAAGCTTGTAAAGATGTGAAAGACCTTTCCTTTAGAAAAGGACAACTTTCAATGATAGCTAACCTGTTGAATCTTGAAACGCAAATAGAAACAGCCAAGCAACAGGCTGAGGAAGAGCAAGAAGAACTAGAAAACGAAGATGAAATTATTGAAGAGTAATCTAAGTTGGCTATAATAATTGACTTCCGATGCGACAACGGACATACTACTGAAAAGTTTATAGATTCTAAAACTACTGAAATAGAATGTCCTCACTGTTCGTTAATGGCTAGTCGAATCATATCTCCCGTTCGCAGTCTCTTAGACCCCGTTTCAGGTGACTTTGCAGGTGCTACCATGAAGTGGGCGAGAGACCGCGAAAGGAAGATTCAAAAAGAACGTAAGGCTAACTCCTAACCGAACCCTTACATACAATACACCTCCATAATGAGATTACTCACGGAGTTTAATAATGGCAACACTAATTGACGAGCGTCAACCTTTAGACGACACAACTGAAACTGAAAGCGTAACGGACATAACTAAACAAGAGCCTCCAGTAGAGCAACCTCTTGTAGATGAACAACCTACACAGGAACTTGAAGAACAGGAACTTCCTGATAAATACAAAGGTAAGAGCACAGCGGATATAGTGCGAATGCACCAAGAAGCTGAAAAACTCTTAGGTAAACAAAGTTCTGAAGTAGGTGAGTTACGTAAAGTTGTTGATGACTATATACAGACACAACTCTCAAACCCAGAAGCACCGCAACAAACTTCTGAAGACGAAGTAGATTTTTTCTCTGATCCCGACAAGGCAGTCGAAAGAGCTATTAATAATCATCCTAAGATTAAAGAAGCAGAGCAAGTATCTGCTCAATACAAACAAAATGCGGCTATGACCGAACTACAAAACAGACATCCTGATATGAAGGATATTCTGGAAGACGGTAAGTTCGTAGATTGGATCAAAGGATCAAAGATTAGAACACAGCTTTTTGCACAAGCAGATCAGCAGTATGATTATGAGGCCGCAGATGAGCTTTTCAGTAACTGGAAGGAACGTCAGCAAGTTGTAGACCAAACTGCCGCTAATGAGAAACAACAACGCAAAGACACTATTAAGGCCGCATCCACAGGAAATGTTAGAGGAAGCGGAGAGCAGTCAGCCAAGAAAATCTACAGGCGTTCAGACATTATTAAACTTATGAAGGACGATCCTGAACGATATATGTCATTATCCGATGAGATTATGCTAGCTTATCAAGAAGGGAGAGTCCGACACTAATTAATTTTATTTAAGGACTTGTATTATGGCTACATCAACTTACCCCGCCATGGGCGGAGCAGTAGACAACACTAGCGCGGCTACTTTTATTCCAGAGATTTGGAGTGACGAAGTAATTGCGGCTTATCAATCTAACCTAGTATTGGCTAACCTAGTCAAAAAAATGAGCATGACAGGCAAGAAAGGTGATACTATTCACGTTCCTAAGCCTACTCGCGGCTCTGCAAATGCTAAGGCAGAAAACACCGCTGTAACTATTCAGAATGCTACTGAGAGCGAAATCCAGATTTCAATCAACAAGCACTTTGAATACTCTCGTCTTATTGAAGACATTACTGAAGCACAAGCTCTAGCTTCTCTACGTCAGTTCTACACTGGTGACGCAGGTTATGCTTTAGCCAAGCAAGTTGATAACGACTTGTTTAACCTAGGTAAGTCTCTAGGTAATGGTGATGGATCAGATTGGACTCATAGCACTGTTTATAACTTTGCAGGTGGTTCTGGTATTGAAGCTTACGCTGTAGATTCAGTAGCTTCCACTGACGTATTTAACGATGCAGGTTTCCGTGCCGCTATTCAGGTATTGGACGATGCTGATGTTCCTATGGACAACCGATGTTTTGTTGTTCCTCCTTCCCTACGTAACGCTATTATGGGCGTTGATCGCTACATGTCTTCTGACTTTGTAGACGGACGAGGTGTACGTAACGGTCAGATTGGAAACCTATACGGTGTTGACGTATTTGTTTCTAGTAACTGCCCAATCATCGAAACCGCTTCCGCTAACTCAGCAGGTGGAGATGTTAAAGCCGCTTTGTTACTTCACAAGGACGCTATGGTTCTTGCTGAACAGCAGGGTGTACGTTCTCAGACTCAGTATAAGCAAGAGTTCCTTGGTACTCTGTATACTGCTGACACTTTATACGGTACGCAAGTAATGCGTCCTGAAGCAGGTGTTGTATTGGCTGTAAACGGCTAAGTAAGAAAACTAGGGACTCCTCTTTTATAGGGGAGTCTCTTTTTATTTTATTCAATAGAGGCGCTTATGGCTATATTTAGAGGCACAGGTGGTTCGGGTACTTCCACTAGTCTAGGCCAACTAGACGAAATAACTCAACAAGCCCTCATTGCTACAACTAAAGCAACCGAAGCCTCCCAAAGTGCTACCTCTGCTCTTAATGCTTTTGATAGTTTTGATGATACGTATTTAGGTGCTAAATCTACCGCTCCTTCAGCAGACAATGACGGAGATTCTTTATCTTTAGGTAGTCTTTACTTTGATACTTCTCAAGATGTTTTACGTGTTTATACAGGATCAGGTTGGTCAAGCGTGACTTCAAGTGGACAGTATTTACCTCTTTCTGGAGGAACCTTAACGGGCGATTTAAGTTTAAGCAATAATTCATTTAATAATTTTCTAATTGATGCAGGAAATTTTTAATAAAAATAGGGATTTAAGACAATGGCACAAACAATCAAAATCAAAAGAAGTTCGTCTACTACAGCGCCAACAAGCTTGGCCTCTGGTGAGTTAGCTTATAGTACTAAAACAGGTGTTCAAAAACTTTATTACGGTGACGGTACAGATGTTCTTGCCATTGGTGGTAAATCATACACAGACAAGTTAGACGGTATTGAAGCAGGGGCAACCGCAGATCAGACGGACGCACAGATCAGAGCCGCTGTTGAAGCCGCTTCAAATTCTAATGTTTTTACTGACGCAGACCACACCAAGCTAGACCTCATTGGTGCGGCCAACGGAACCAATGCCGCAGATGCAAGTGTTGTAGCCTCTGCAAATAACTTAGGAGTTA